CTAATCCAGCGGGGATCTTCTTTCTGAATCTGCGTATTGCGGCGGCCACACCTAGGCGGCCCGTACCCGTAGCAATAGGACCGATTAGAGGACCGACAACCATACGATCACTGCTGAGAGAGAGCCAGTGCCATAGCGGCGGCTTGAGTCATGGTCTCGACGGTGCACTCCATTGTGATCGAGCAGTACACGTTCCCATCGAAACCCGAGGAGGCTTCTCCGCCTAGGTAGATGGTGTCGACAGCAACGAGATAGCCATTCGTCCACAGTTGCGGGAGATTGTCGAATGCCTCATAGACAGCGTTGGGAACCCCACCCGCTCCCGTGGCGACGATCCGACCGGAACTGATCACAGCCTTGCTCGATGGGAGAACCGTGTCGGATTGAGATTGCGTCGTCAGTTGGAATTGAGCGGCCGCACCATTGTACGGTGCTGATCCGCTGGCAGTGACTTCCGAGGTGGTGCCAGTCGAGTCAGACATGGTGACGGCGATGTTGTGGATCCTCAGGACCGACTTGCCCAGCGCATCTACGTAAGCGCCGAGGTCGATAGACTCCTGAGCGAAGGATGCAGTGTTTCCGATGTTGGTTGTGTGGCGAATGAAGAACGAGTCAGACTTGGCCATAGAGCCCGAGCAGGACGCAATCTCGCTAATCATGCTTCTGACCAGTGATCGAGGGCGAGGTTGATAGTCCGTCGATAGCGGTGTGCCAGTCATCGCCATGGCTCCGAAACGGGACGGAAGGCTCGCCAATGTCTCCGTCTAGCGTTTTTTTTGGTCGTGGACTCTGTAATATCATAAGCACTTGCCCCTTTGTACCGGATATGACGCGTAAACGCGACAGGGAGCACGAAGAAATGAAAGTGAACGCGAGGCTGGCCGCCCTTGAGGATCAAGTGGCCGTTCTGAGGGACGCTCTGCGGCTTCTCGGCGTAGAGGTGGCAGACATCCACTACGCCAAGGCAGTCAGCCGCCAGCAGACCACGGATCAAGACCCGGAGTGGTTCTAGGATGAAGGCTCGACGTGCATCAGGGGCGACCCATTCATTCAGACTAACCCGCAGAGCGGCGGACATCGTTGACCGTCTGACCTACCCTCGATCGCTGGGCGGGAAGTCCGCTCTGATGAGCGAGGCAATCTGCTACTACTTCGGCGGCGATGATGATGGCAACACCGTTCACGAACTCCGAGAAAGGGTCCAGTGGTGGATGAATCACTGCGATGAGATTTCGACGTCGAAATCTGCGCCTCCAATGGGGGGTCTGCGGTCCATCTGGACCCGAATCCGCTCATGGATCGGACGAAACTGAGCCGATTACCGTTATTCGGAGCGAGCTCGAGCCTTTCCTTTCCGCTGAGCGGAAGCCATGCTTCCGGTTTACAGACAAAAAGGGCTGATCCAGGCTTCCGGTATCCGGTCACGTGGCGAGGTCCTGTCCCATGCCCTTGATCTGCTGGAACACCGACTGACTTGCATTGATCCTTCGCTCCTCCATGATGATCAACCAACCCCACTCACGTACGGACGAAACATCAGTGTCCGAGGTGTTCGCGAAATTGATGTACAATTCCTTCGTGATGAGGTGGTCCGGGTCAATCAACATCCGCATATTCCCGAGTGCGGTCGAGTTGGGAACGATGAAGTCGGATGCGGCAGAAGCCTCTCGGGTCTGATACTGCTGTTGCGCCCATGCGAACATGCGGTTCTCGGTTGGGTCGACAATCTCATTCTGGTTGAACTTCCCTGTGTCGGTAGCGAGCGCCGCTACGCACAGCATGTACCCATTGTTAGGCAGAGTGACGTTCCACCAGTCCACGGGCCACACGTACGCCTCAATGACCTTCCAAGCCCTAGTTCGATCCGGAGAGACATAGTCGAATACTGGGTGATTGGCTTTCACGCCGTTATCGCTGACGGAGACCTTGCCACGCATCGAGAAGGTAGACATCACTTACACGCCCTATGTGCGGCCCGTACACAGCGCTTGAAGCCGTCTTTCTTCCACTGGCCGTTCTTCTTCTTGTATTGGGGGCAGAGGCGCTTGAACTCACGTCCGTACTTCTTCTGTCGAGGGGTGGGGATCCTGGTGGAGGTCCTCCTCACCGAGCGGGTCGCTGATGTGCTAGAGGACCCCCTCACTCTTGACGCTGGCCTCGACGACTCGGTGCCACACCACGGGCAGAGCCCTGCTTCCTCTAACTCATCGGCGTGAGTGACGACCCACTTGAGAGTCGCTCCTAATCCAGCGGGGATCTTCTTTCTGAATCTGCGTATTGCGGCGGCCACACCTAGGCGGCCCGTACCCGTAGCAATAGGACCGATTAGAGG